ATGTCATCCACCTGTCTGCTGTCGATCAGATCGCACAGATCGAAATAGATTTCCTGCAATGTGGTCAGCATCTTCTCATCCATCACGCAGCCTCCTTAAAATTCCGTGAGCCAGCCCCATGCGGTGCAATCTGGATCGACACCGGAGCCTTGCTCGTGCTGCCCATGCACAGCTTGCAAGCGATGCACTGCGTGCGCTTGCCTGCCTCCTCGGATGCAGGGCAATTCACCTCGCGCCCCGTCATCGGTGACGCACCCACACGGAACGTCCGATACCCACGCAGCCATGCTTCCTTCGCATCCATCGGGCTGTCAGCCGACGCCATCACCAGCCGTGACCAGCCACGCTCTGCCTTGCGCCATTGGTGGGTATACCCCGTCCAGCCTGCGGCCTTCGCAACCAGCGTTTCCCACAGCGCAAGCGGTGCTGCCGCCGGATCACCATAGGTGCCAAGCCGCACCATCTTACCGGCCACGATCTCGGCAACCTCAGCCGCTGTCGCTGCCGGGTAAACGCCACGCTGATAGCTTTGCCACACGTTCTTGGGCCCATGAACCAGCGTCACATAGCATGAGCGCCCCTTCCCCGTGCCATCGCCACGATGCACGCAATCCCCACAGATCGAACGATCAGCGCCAGTGCGCACCGCCTCAAGCGGGTGCATATCGGGGCGGATGATATACGTCTGCACCATCTTGCCCGTCTTCTGGTTCCGGCTTCCAGCCAGACCCGTCACAACCACAATGATACGCTCCCCATCCAGCATGGACGGGCCGTCATAGATTACATATCCAGCGTGCTTCATAGCGAAACCTTTCTATCAGCGTGCCGTCACAGCACCCCTATATAACAGCCTATTGTTTAGCCCCTGTCAACACCTGAGTTTTATGCACCACCTCATCTTCGATGCGGCGTCGGCGATCATCATCAATCGCACCCGGTTCGCCCCAAAATTCGCGGCCCAGAATCTCCCAGTCCCCGCCAATTAGATACGTCCCGTTGTCCCCGTTGTCATAGTCCAGATCACGCACCCGACCGATGCCGATGGACGTGCTGCCGCCGAAATAGTTAGCGATCACCTGCGTCAGCCGCGCCATTGCGTATGCCGGATCCTCCTCCGGCGTCCGCATATTCAGCTTCTGCGCCGCACCTAAGAATGCCGCGATCGACTCCGGCCCTCCGTTCCAGTGAACGTAAATCCCAATATTATCCAGCCCGAACGGGGCCAGCGTGATTACTGCTCGATTACCCATTACACACCTCCATCTTATACTGCCGCCAGCTCGGCCACCGGAACGGCAAGCCATAGCCTTCTGTCATAAACCTCGGGACGCGACCGCCCACCACCACACGCACCTCACGGATCGGCGCACCGCCTATCGTGGGCACGTTATCCGCAACCACACGCAGCTTCATGCCCGGCTCCAGCTTCGGAGCCGATGCCCGGTGCGCATGGTATTCGCGGCACTTCTCGCGCCAGCGCAGGGCGTGCTCGTTGTCCGTCTCGGTCAGCAAATCCAGAATCCGCAACGGACAGCGCCAGATATAGGGGCCCATGTGTTCCGTCATATCCTTATACCCAAACGTCAGCCCATCCGGCGCGCTCGGCGCAAACTGCAGCATATATGTGGCGCACCAAACTTCGCGCGTCCCGTCCGGCTTGGTATGCTCGACCGCTGCGTAATACTCACGCGCCGCCACGATTGCGGATGCCAGCACGCGGCGACTGCCGATATCAATCCCTTCGGGGATGTCCCATGTCAGGCCTGCATCCAGATATGCCTTCACGTTGTCCGGCTTCGCTTGAAACGTCCAGCCCATCTCAGTCCCTTTCCACCCGATAGAAACAATACCCATCGTCCTGCGTGCTGCGTGCCACCGCATATTCGATACGCTCTTCGTCAAAGCCATGCAGAATGTCAGCCAGCTTCGACGCGGCTTCCGTGTGCGCGTCCTCCGTGTTCAGCTCATACGGATACGGGATCGTCACGCTGGTTTCCCCGCTCCATGCCTTGATGCGCGCGCCCCGTGTGTCGGTCGGCCCCAGATATTTCGTCCGGATCATCACTTTTCCCCTTCCAATAGATCGATCAGCACATCCAGCGACTCCCATTCGAAGCCACCCTTGACGCACAGGTCAACCACCTCGCGCGTCGCCCCTTCCAGCTCGCGGATATAGTCGCACGCTGCGTCATACTGACGCGCCAGCCGCCGGATCTCATCCCGCGCCGACTCCACGCCAGCGCCAGAGCCTCGCTCCAATGCGGTGATATAAATATCAATCACAGCCGACCATGTCGGTGTCACATCCACATATTCCATGCTCAATCCTCCGGATAAAAACACAGGTCAAAGTTATAGTGCGGCTCCGCAAAGACGCCCAACTGTCCCAGCGCCTCGCTGGCAACATACGCCCAGCTATACGGGCCTGCCTCCCATGACACGCGCCAGCCGCCATGCTCCTCACGCATGAACGTCTCCATATCGGGATTCTGAAAATGCTCACGGGCCATCAATCGCAGCACCGCATAGACTGCCTCAGCCGTTTCCTTCGCCCCTTTCGGGGCCGCAGCATAGCCAGCGACCGCCACCGCCTCAGCCACACGGGCTGTCCCGTCCCCGTAATAGATGCCCTCGCCTTTGCGGGCATAGTCCAGATTAATTTCCATGAAATTATCCTCCAAAACGTGTTTACCTGCCGTCAACAGGCTTCATGTTTAGCTACGCTCAACGTTGACAAGCCGTCAACAAAAACCGCTCCGAATGCCCAAAATGTAACAAATGTAACAGCAGTGTAACAACGATTGTTACGCTCTCAGCCGCAGTTTTCCGCCGTTGTAACAAATGTAACAGGATTTCGGGAAATATAGCCCTATAGGGAAATGTCATGTTGACTATACGTCAACACAGATAGGTAACTCTATATATATATCTATATTTCTATAGATATTGTTACATATAGCAGGAAATGGCGGATTTCTGCGGCTCACAGCGTAACAAAACCACGTTACATTTTGTTACATCTGTTACACTTTCAGTGTAAACGCAGCAGGAATCGACGATTTTCTGCGGAAAAAGGGGTGTAAGCTTTTGTTACACCCCCTTCCCGGGCCTCATTCGGCGTCGCGGATGGCGCGGTCGATCTGCTCGATGGCGACTCGCGGGCCGGTCTGTTCATACTGGAAGTATGACTCATCGTCCTTGTAACGCGAGGACACCGAACGGGCCTTGCCAAGGATCGCCATGACCTTCGCGGCATCTTCGATGCTCACGGCGTAGCGGTTGTAATCGATTGACAGGATGACATTCATGTTAATGCTCCGCATTAAAGCAATCGGCCCAATGCCGATGCCTCCGAAACGCAGCCGGTAAAAGCTCCGCTTTGGAGGCAAGGGGTGGCGTTCCCCCTTTGCCCTAACGCTAGTAAACTAGCGGGGATTTCGATCACACGATCCGCTGTTGATTTGCCAAGCGCCCCCAAGATCCGTTGCGTCAACCCGGATCTATCCACCACAAACCAGCTTAGGCCTCCTCACCCGCTCCTTCCCCAAAGGGGTGGCGTAATGATGGTTCCGTCAATCACTAGTGATGGGCTGGAAGCCCCGAACAGAGGGGCTATGATGACAGCGTCCAGCTTTAGCTGTCTGATATGAAACCTTGCATTCCATCCCGTCGTCACAACGGGGAGACTTTGTCTCTACGGGTCTGCGGCTTGTCTCATGTCGTCGCTCGGACTGTCTGAGAAGCGAAGCGCTCATCGTTTCGACCCCCTTATAAAAGCCGAATGTTGAGCGGCGGTCAACACAATTCGAAAACTTTTTTATAACCCGTAGGGTTAGGGTCGCCGTTCGGTGCGCTGGGCCGATGATTTTTCTGGCGGATTTTTACAATTGTGCAGTGCAGCAAAACGCCGAGTCGCCTCGTGATGTGATCGTCATGACGCACGAGCGTGCAGGCGCGCGCGTCCCTGCGGATGCTAACCATCCGGTTAGCGGCGTGATCGCGTCACAGGCGCGTCATGCACAGGCGTGCGCCGGCGTGCGTGCGCGCACCCCCACCCACCCACTCGCGCGCGGGCGGGCCCGATCCCCCACAGTATACACCCCCATCGATCCGCGTTTGTGGCTAGAAATTTCCGGCCCGCTATACAGACCCCCACCACTGTAAAAATGCGACGACCCCGGGGGTTGTTTGATTTGGGGTTTTAAATTTGAAATTTTGGAATTATGGTTTTGCTGGGTGGTTCCGAAATAAATGTTGGCTTGCCTTCCGTTTGTTGTTGGACCCGGAGCCACCCGACCTTGAGCCGTATCGATACGGTGTAACGATTACCTCCTCTTTACATTCAGGCCTGATGCACGATATGTTCTGCGGGAGCGGCGCTGGTGTCGATGGATGGGGAAACCCCTCTTTCTGTCTATTGGAACGGCGTCGCTCACCGGAGAACAGAATGGCTGACGAAGAAGAAGCCGAAGAGAAGCTGTGGGAACAGACCGTGATGCACGGTGTGAACGGCGACACGCAGATGACGCCGGACGCTATTTTTGTGCGCGAGTATGTTAAGACTGGCGATGAGATGATGTCTGTGAGCCGGGCTGGCTTGACGGACAGTCGTTATCCATTGAGTGTGATGGCGGAGTATCATCTCTCCCGGCCTGAGATACAGGCGGCGATAGCTATTCAGAGGCAGCTGTATAACGCGGAGCAGAAGCGCCGGGCGCGGATGGCTGGTGGTTATTCGCTGCAGTTGATTTTGGATGATCTGGAGATGCTGCACTTGCAGGCTAAGGAGGACGGTGCGTTTGCGCCGGCTATTAGCGCGAAGAAGGTGCAGGCTCAGATGCTGGGTTATTTGGATAAGACGGTGCACGTGACGCATTCGGTTGAGCCGCGCGAGATGACGACGGACGAGCTGAGGCGTCGGATTGCGGAGCTGAGTGCTCCGGCACTGGAGGATAAATCGATTATCGAGGCGGATTTTACGGAAGTGGGGACTGGTGATGAGCAGACCGTATAGTTACGCGACGCGGTTCGTTTCGGGGTTGATGGATCCGGGTGCGACAGCGATTGTAGAATTACTAGACACAATGGATCATGGCCGAGAGGGTTATGATTTGCTGTTGCGCCAGCACGCGCCGTTTCCGGACACGGAGGAAGGGCGATTGAACCGAGAGGCGCTTCACCGACTGGTTGATGCGTGGCTCGATGGGGTGGAGTTTGATGGCTGAGGCCGACCCCGAAAATCTGAAGGCGATGATGGAGGAGCTGCTGTTCCGCGAGGAGGCAGTGGACTCGCTGGCGAAGTATATTGAGTATGTGAGCGGCATGAAGCCGCCGAAACACATAGAACACTTGTGCGAAAAGCTGGAAGCCGTAGCGGAAGGTAAGATTAAGCGTCTGATGATCTCGATGCCGCCGGGGCACGCGAAGTCGTTCACGGCATCGCAGCACTTTCCGGCGTGGTATCTGTCGAAATACGGCAAGAAGAACCTGATTTGCGCGACGCACACGCAGGAGCTGTCGGACAGTTTCGGTCTGAAGGTGCGTAATCTGATGAAATCGGACGAGCACCGGAAGGTTTTCCCGTCATCGGGGATTAGCTTGGATAAGACGGCTGCGGGCGAGTGGATGACGCTCGAGGACGGGTCGTATAAGGCAACCGCTGTGGGTGCGTCGGTCACGGGTCGTCGCGGACACTTGCTGATCGGGGACGATTTGCTGTCTGGTATTGAGGCGGCGGAATCGGAATCTCACCGGAAGAAGCTCTGGGCTTGGTATAACAGCGATTTTTACACGCGGCGTGTGGACGATGACACGGCGATTATCCTGATTGGGACGCGCTGGCACTTGGGCGACCACTTTGGGATGCTGGATCAGGAAGAGCGAGACGGCACGGGCGAGAAGTGGGAGCGCGTGATCCTGCCGGCACTGGCTCTGGAGGACGATCCACTGGGAAGAAAGCCCGGAGAGGCGCTCTGGGAGTCGCAGTTCAGCAAGGAAAACCTCGAGAGGATTCGGCAGCGGTCATCGACGACGGCGCGCATGTGGTCGTCGCTGTATCAGCAGAACCCGGTCGTGGACTCAGGCGGCATAATCGACGGGACGTGGTTTAAGTGGTGGCGGCAGCCGGAACCGCCGAAGGTGCAGTACGTGATACAGTCGTGGGACACGGCGCTGACGGCGAATAAGACCTCGGCGTACAGCGCATCGACGACGTGGGGCGTCTTTGACGACGAGAACGGGGTGCCGAACCTGATATTGCTGTCGGCATGGCGTGATCGGGCGGAATGGCCGGTGCTGCGGCGCATGGTGCAGCGCATGGCGAACGATTACCGGGACGATAACTATAAGATGCCCATTAAGCCGTCGAGATCGAGGAAGCCGGACACGATCTTGGTGGAAGCGAAGGCAAACGGGCAGATGTTGATCTTGGATCTGGCGAAAGCTGGGTTGGTTGCGACGCCGTTTAACCCGGATAAGTTTGGCGATAAGATTGCGCGCGTTCGATTGGTGACGGACCTGATTGAAAATGGTAGAGTGTGGCTACCTGCAGCGGGCCCGACGTATCAGCAGTTGCGTAAATGGGCAGAAGAGTTCATGCAGCAGTGCGTTCAGTTTCCGGCAGCCGATGCGCGGGACTGGGTCGATACGATGACGATGGCGTTTTTGAGGATTAAGCAGTCGGGTTGGGTGGCGAATACGGAAGACCCGTATGAGGAGCGTTACGATACGCCACTTGAGCAGGTTGCGTTTTATTGATAGGAAGCAGCATGGCCCGTAGACCGACTAGCATCGCTGACACACTCCGCCCCGCTTATGAGGGCATTGGTGGCGTTGATGTGGAAATGCCTGAAGAGGGCATTGATATCGAGCTGGAAGACGGCGGCGCGCAGATGGTTGACGGCGCAGAGGTCACCGAATTGGACGATGGCGGGGTTGATATTAACTTCGAGCCCGGCGTTGAAATCCCTGAAGAGCCTGACTTTGACGCCAATTTGGCGCTGTACATGGACGATATGGACCTGAACACGCTGGGCGAAACCCTGCTCAGTGGTGTGGAGGAAGATCGTCAGTCTCGCGGCGAGTGGGAAGCCACGATGTCCGAGGGCATCAAGCTGATGGGCTTGAAGATTGAAGACCGCCAGACGCCGTTTCGCGGCGCGTGTGGTGTTTTCGACCCTCTCTTGGCAGAGGCTGTGGTGCGCTGGCAGGCTGTGGCTTGTGGTGAGCTGTTGCCGGCTGGCGGCCCAGTTAAGACGCAGATCGTGGGCGTGGCGAATGAGCAGTTAGAGGCTCAGGCGTCGCGGGTGAAGGACTTCATGAACCTTTACCTGACGGAATTGGCCCCAGAATTTTACGAAGAGTTCGACCAGATGCTGTTCTGGCTGTCGCTGGTGGGCTCGACCTTCAAGAAGGTGTATCAGGACCGGCTGCTGGGACGCCCAGTGAGCCGGTTTGTTTTGCCGGATAACTTCATCGCGGCATATGGCACCACGGATTTGGCTACATCTCCGCGTTTCTGCCACATTACGCCGATGACGCGCCGGAATTTCCGTCTGGCGCAGCTTGCTGGCGTTTATCGGGACATTAAAGTCGGCGATCCGCAGCCGGACGACAGCTCACAGACGCCAATTCAGGCGGAAGTTGATGGCGTTCAGGGCGTTGAGCCGGGTGCTGAGGGCACGGAAGAGTACCGTGTCTACGAAATTTATGCCGATCTGAACCTGTCTGGCTTCGAGAACGAAGACGGCATTCCTCTGCCGTATATCGTGTCGGTCGAAGAGGGCAGCCGCAAGGTTCTGTCGATTTACCGGAACTATGAAGAGAATGATCCGACGTTCCAGCGTCGTGACACGTTCGTCCACTATAAGTTCATGCCGGGCGTTGGCTTCTACGGCTTGGGCTATGCGCACTTGCTGGGCAACTCGGCGAAGACGGCGACATCGATCCGTCGTCAGCTCATTGACGCTGGCACGCTGAATAACTTCCCGGGCGGTCTGCGCGTGAAGGGAATGCGGATCGAGGACAATAACATCGGGATTGGCCCGACCGAGTTCCGCGAAATCGACACGGGTGGCCTGCCGATCCAGAACGCGATCATGACGATGCCCTATAAGGAGCCGTCACAGGTATCTTTGGAGCTACTGAGGGAAACGTATGAATCCGCCCGCAACCTTGCGAACACAGCCGAAATCGCGGTGGGAGAAGGCCGTCAGGACGCGCCTGTTGGAACGACGGTTGCGCTCATGGAAGCTGCGACCCGCCTACAGTCGGCCACACTGAAGCGTGCGCATAAGGCATTTAGCCGCGAGCTGAAGCTGATTGCTGACCTGTTCGGTAAATTCCTGCCGCCGACGCCATATCCGTTCCCGGTTCGGGGCGGCATGTCGGCGATCATGCGGGAGGATTTCTCGAATAACATCGACGTGATCCCAGTCTCTGATCCGAACATTTCGTCGTCGGCACAGCGCATGATGCGCGCTGAGGCGTTGCTGCGCTTTGCAACGCAGCAGCCTGACCAGCATAACATCCGCGAAGCCTATCGTCAGATGTATGTCGAGATGGGCATCCCCGAAGAGAAGATCGATCTGCTGTTGAAGCAGAATGCGCCGGAAGCAAAGCCGCTCGATCCGCTCACGGAGAACCAGAATGCGATCCTCGGCGCACCTTTGAAGGCTGCTCCGTATCAGGATCACGACGCGCACATCGCGGCTCACGCCCCGATTGCTGCGGAAAATCCGTCACTTCAGGCGCACATCAACGAGCATTTGGCTCTGAAGATGCGCGTGCAGGTCGAACAGCAGATTGGTCAGCCGCTGCCGCCTCCGGGCACGCCGCTGCCACCCGAAGTTGAAAACCAGATCGCCGTCATGGTCGCACAGGCCATGCAGCAGCTCGCTCCGCTGTATCGTCCGCAGGAGCAGCCCGACCCGTATCTCGAGGTCGAGCAGGCGAAGATTGCTCAGAAGGACCGGAAGGCCGAGATCGACGCACAATCGCGTGAGCGTGTGGCTGAGATCACGGCAGCAGCCGATATGGCTGATACTGCGGCCCGAGAGCGGACGGCAACGCTGCGTGTGTTTGCTGATCTGGCAGATAATCCTGCGCCCCCTGAACCCTACTCCGTCCAATTTCTTGGAGATCAACGATGAAGATGAGTGATCTGCGGGCGAAGGCTCGCGCAATCTTTGGCCCGGCCAATCCTGAGCCGATGCCGAACCAGCCGAACGCGGCGAAGGCCTTGCAGCAGCGTGCGAATGCACGTCCGATCCCGACCTACAAGGTGGGTGGTGTCGTGAAGAAGGCTGCCGGCGGCATGACGAAGCCGAAGCTCTCGGATGCTGAGCGCAAGATGGGCGACGCTCTCATGATGACCCGCAAGGGTAAGGAAGTCATGGACGCTCAGAAGCGCATGGAAGCTGTGAAGGAAATGGAGCGCCGCAAAAAGCAGGAAGAAGCTGACAAGCTTCTCGGCATGCGCATGAAGAACGGCGGAAAAGCTGGCTGCTATGCTGATGGCGGCGACGTTACGGCTGATCGCATTAAGGCTCGCATGGCTTCCGGTAACTATAAGAAGGGCGGCAAGGTCCAGACTTCTGCTGACACAGCCAAGAAACTTGCCACCGAAATGGGCGGCATGAAGAAGGGCGGCAAGCCGAAGGACGGTCTGGCTGTCATGATCGCTATTGGCAAGCCGATGAAGAAGCCTGTGAAGAAGGCTGTCGGCGGGGCTGGCAAAACCCGCAAGGGTATGGCCCCCATCAAGAAAGCTGCTGGCGGTGCCGCTAAGGTCCGCAAGGGGATGATGTCGCCGACGGGTGAGATCAAGAAGGTCGTCACGCCGAAGAAGGGCATCGGCGGGATGTAATTGGGGGCCCCGGAAGGCGGCCCGGGTAATAGCCGCCACATAAAAAAACCGGAGAACATATATGAGCGCAGAAGAACTGCGGAACAGGACCGCTAAGCGGATCTCAGAACTGCGCGACCGCGCTGTTGAGTATTCTTTAAATGCAAGATTTAGGCCTTCGTCGGGCGGCAATTCATACATGCCAGCGACGACGGCTGAGGAAATTGCCCTTCAGACTCTGGAGGGGAATGCGTTGGCGCGTGCTTATACGTCGGCTCTTGAGGTTATGAATGAAGAGTACAAGCGTATGATGCAGCCAGATGAAGATCGAAAACCGGAGCAACCAAGAGGGAGTGCATACTAATGAGTATGAGCAACATCGAAGAACACGAAGAAGCCGAAGCTAAGGCATTGATTGATCAGCACTTTATTGAGATGACAGGCAAGCCGTTTGACATGCGTCCGGCTGGCTATCTCGTGGCTGTGAAGATTTATGTCCGACCCGAAGAGCTGAAGACAATCACGCAGGAAGACGGCACAGAGGTGACGCTTTACCTGCCCGACACTGTCCGTGCTGAGGATAAGTACAGCTCGGTTTCTGCGTTGGTTTGCGCAGTTGGGCCTGAAGCATATCAGGGTGAGAAGTTCGAGCGGTCTGGGCCTTGGTGTAAGCCGGGTGACTGGATTCTGATCCCACGTTACGAGTCGACGATGGTCTCGTATCGTGGCGTGGCAATGGCCCTCCTCCCTGATGATCGCGTGATGGCGGTTATCACAGGCCCTGAGGATGTGATGTCTGGCAAGTTTGCCGGCGACTTTTAAGGAGTAGGTTATGTCAGAAGAAACAGAAGTTCCAGAACTTCCGCTGACTGAGGAAGGTCCGGTCGAAGATGCTGAAATTGAGATCACAGAAGAAGATCTTGGTGAAAGTCTAGCTGACTATCCTGACGACGCTGAGGAAGAAGAGCCGCAGGAAGAAGAGCAGCAGGAAGAACCGCAGCAAGAAGAACAGGAAGAAGTAGCTGAGGAGGAAGAAGCTCCGAGGCCAAAGCGCTCTGCTGACCGTCGAATTGCTGAACTTGCTCGTAAAGCTGCCGAAGCTGAACGTCGCGCTCAGGAAATGGAGGCACGGCTCCAGCAGGCAGAACAGCTACGCCAGCAATCTGACATGGCGATGATGACGCACTATGAGCAGCGTCTTCATGGGCAGGCTCAGGCAATTAAGCAGCAGTTGATTGATGCTCACTCAATTGGGGACAGCGAGCGTATCGTTGAGCTTCAGGGCGAGTACTATAAGCTGCAGACTGATCTCAATAGCATTGAAACTTGGAAGGCTCAGCAGGAACTGAATGCTCCCCAGCCTAAGCAGGCGGCGCAGGCAGCTCCTCAGGAAGAGAAGTCTCAACCAGCGCAGCCGACGCTAGAGCCGCGCACTGCTGACTGGATTCAGAAGAACACTTGGTTCCAGCCCAACTCTCCGGACTTCGATCCTGAGATGCACGAAGAAGCCACAATCTACGCTCGTCGCGTCGAACGTCGCTATCGGGCAGAGGGGCGAGAAGATGAGATCGGTAGCGTTGATTACTTCACCGAGATTGATCGCCATATGTATCAGGAGTTTCCTGATGCGTTTAGCGAGCGCGTAGCCCCAACCAAGAAAGTCCCACCAATGAGCCGTGAATCGAATGTGGCTCCGGTGCAGCGCAGTGCAGCTCCGGGGCAGCCGCAAAAGAACTCTAAGACAATTCGTCTTACAGCCGACCAGCGTCGCATGGCGCATCAGTTGGCTGAGTCTGGAGCAATCCGTCACCCGGATGGAAGGCGTATGACGAAACTCGAAGGTGAAAAACATTACGCCCTTCAGGTGGCGAGACAGGGTAAAGGAGCATAACAATGGCACGAGCATCACGTATGGCGCAGACGCGCTCCGCAGAATCACGCGAAGCAGGGCAGCGCAAGCGCCCCGAGACACACTTCCAGTCCAAGCTTTATGTCCCGAAGGATAAGATCCCGAGCGGCATGACTTATGCTTGGGTCCGTGAGTCGACTCTGAACGAACCAGATCCTGACAACATGACGGATCGCATGATCAGGGGTTGGCAGCCGGTTCCGGCTAACCGTCACCCTGAGATGGTCCCTCCTCCGCTTCCCGGTTATGAAGGTATGGAAGTCACGGTTATCCGTCGTGGCGGCCTGATCTTGTGCGAATGCCCGACGCGAGACGTTCAGGAGCGGAATGAAGAGCGCGAACTCGAGAACATCGAAACGCTGCAGGATGTCGCATGGACGGGTCAGCAAGATCCGAACCTGCCGCGCATCGACGAAAGCAGCGTGGGCTTTGAACGGGTTACCTCCTTTAAGGATTAACCTCCGGTCGCGGCGGGAGCCCCTCTCTCGCCGCGCCTAACTGCCCCGTCCGGCAGGTCTGGGCGGGGTCTTTTTATTCAGCGTTGACAGTATATCTAGGGTAATATACTTTCCGCGTACTCGATGGCCGTCACGTATCGTGCCAAACTCGATGGTGGTCACGTACCCACTAACCTAGATCGATTGCCGTTACGTATCGGCAGACAAACCTTCAAACTTCAGCATGGAGAAACCGTATGGCTTACGGCACCAATGCGCCTCAGGGGTTCGTCCCCGTCAAGAAGCTCGATGGCTCTGCTTGGACCGGCGCGACTAATCCTTATCAAATTACTAGCACTTATGCGACCGCCATCTTCCGTGGCGACCCTGTCACCATTCTGGCTGACGGCACCCTCGGCGTCGGCGTGGCTGGCGCAACTTGCGTTGGCGTCTTCTGGGGCGTCAAGTTTACCGACAGCACTGGTCGTGTGCGCTTTGAAAACTACTGGCCGGGCAACCCGGGCGTTCTCACCGGCTCTGTCGTTGAGGCTCTCGTGATTGATGACCCGAACACGGTGTTCACTGTTCAGGAAACCAACAACCTCGGTGCTGCTGGCACGCCTCTGGCGCTGGCTGATCGCGGTCTGAACATCAACTTCCTGTACACCGCTGGTTCCACGTCGACTGGTCAGTCGGCTGTGTCCATCGACAACACCACCGAAGCTGTCACGGCGACGCTCAACTGCAAGATTTTGCAGCTTGATCCGACCCCCGGCAACGCCGTTGGGAACTTCGCTAACTGGCTCGTTACCATCAACAACCACCTGTACAACGGTGGCGTGACCGGTATCTAATCGGCCAAGCAGGGAGACATAAGAAATGGCTATTAACACTACCGCAATTCGCGACCTGCTCCGTCCCGGTCTGGCTGCCGTATTCGGCGACTATCCGATGTATCCGGGGCAATGGTCCGAAATCTTCGAAAAGCACACGTCCGATAAGGCTGTCGAAATCGAAGTCGAAGTCAAGCTGCTTGGCCTCGCTCAGATCAAGGCAGAAGGTGCTTCGACCGCTTACGGCGAAATGGGTCAGCGCTATGTAACGAACTATGTGAACCGTTACACCAGCATCGGCTTCATCATCACCCGTCAGGCGATCAAGGACAACCTGTACCAGTCGTCGTTCCCGCTTCAGGCGAAGGCTCTTCGTCAGTCGATGGAACAGACCAAGGAAGTGTTGGGCGCTTCGGTCCTCAACAACGGCTTCTCGGCCAGCTTCCCGATTGGCGACGGTCAGCCGCTGTTCTCGACACAGCACCCGATTGAAAACGGCGTGGTTGCCAACACCTTCACGGTGCAGGCCGACCTCAACGAAACCTCGCTTCAGGACGCCATCGTTGGCGTTCAGCGCTTCCGTGATGCTGCGGGTCTCCGCATCATGACGAAGCCGACGAAGCTGATCGTTCCGGCTGAACTGCAGTGGACGGCGACCCGCCTTCTGCAATCGCAGTTCCGCGTCGACACGGCGAACAACGACATCAACGCGATCTATAACAACTCGGCGGTTCCGCAGGGTCATCGCGTTAACATGTTCTTGACCGACACGAACAGCTGGTTCTTGCTGACCGACGCTCCGAACGGCTTCAAGTACTACGAGCGTGAAGCCCTCGAAACCGATGTCTACACGGACTTCGACACCGACAACCTCAAGGCGAAGGCCATTGAGCGTTATTCGTTCGGCTGCTCGAACTTCCGCGCAGGCTGGGGTTCGCAAGGCGCATCGTAAGGTTGTTAGGGAGGGGCGGGCCTAAAACTCGCCCCTTCCCAATCGAAGGAAAGAACTATGGCCAAGACAAATTTCTCGGGCCCAGTTGTATCAGATAACGGTTTCTTGACCGGCAATCTGACCACTTCGCCGGGTATCTATTCGGGCGCAGGCGCTCCGACAATCTCGGCGGCCAAGGGTTCGCTCTATCTGCGCACTGACGGCACGACCACTAACGACCGCGCGTATATCAATACGAACGGCTCGACCACGTGGACGGCGATCACGACTGTTGCCTAACGGAAGGATGCGGTTATATGCGCGCCAAGAAGGATTTTCAGTTCAAAGCTGAACACAAGAATCCGAAAGGCGGCCTGAATGAAAAGGGCCGTGCTGCATATAACCGCGCCACCGGAAGCAATCTCAAGCGCCCGCAGCCCGAAGGCGGATCTCGCCGTGACAGCTTCTGCGCTCGTATGAAGGGCATGAAGAAAAAGCTCACATCTGCCGAGACCGCCAAAGATCCGAATAGCCGGATCAACAAATCACTCAGAGCGTGGAACTGCTGACATGCGTGGGAAAAAGAACTGGATTGCCGAAGCCATTAAAAAGCCCGGCGCACTTCGTAAAGAACTCGGCGCTAAGCCCGGCAAGCCTATCCCGGCAGCAAAGCTGGAAGCAGCCGCAAAAAAGCCCGGTAAGCTGGGCCAGCGCGCTCGCTTTGCCATGACATTGAAAGGTATGAAATAATGCCTGATGCAGTAAACTCGCAGACCCTGTTTGACGGCGACAGCCAAGTCGTCATGAAATTCAACAACGTGTCTGATGGCACGGGTGAGACGGCTGTTCTCAAGGTTGACGTATCGACCCTGAAGCCGAATTACATCGGCAAGGAATGCATTGGCGTTGACATCCGTCGCATCGTTGCTTCCGTCAACGGCATGTCTGTCAACATCCTGTGGGATGCTACCACAGACGTGAGCGCCTTCATTCTCGCCCCCGGCATGTACACGTTGGATTTCGACACTTCGACAATCCTCCGGAACAACGCTGGCGCAGGTAAGAATGGTGACATTCTCTTCACGACTGTCGGGGCGAGCGCTGGGGACACATACAGCGTCGTCCTCGAGATGATTAAAATCTACGCATCATAGGAGCTAACATGATCACTCGTGCTTATCAGAACGCAAACGGCGAACGTCAGGAAATCACTCTCGCCGCTGACCAGTGGGCAGCCCTGAGCGAAGCCGATCTCGAAAACATGCTTGGTTTTGGCAAGAAGGCTGAAAAGCCTGCCAAGGCCGCTAAGGCTGAAGCTGCTCCGGCTGTCGAAGAAGCTCCGGCTTCTGCCGAGTAATGCGCGGACGCAAACAATCGCGAGTTAATGAGGCCGGGAACTATACCAAGCCCGGCCTCCGCGAGCGTTTGTTCAACAGCATAAAGGCCCGTGAAACTCACGGCACAAAGGCAGGCCAATGGTCGGCGAGAAAGGCCCAGCTTTTGGCTAAGGAATACAAGGCCAAAGGTGGTGGATATGCCGATTAGAAAGCCGCAGCAGTCTCTCAAGGACTGGACCAAGCAGAAGTGGACCACCAAGTCCGGCAAGCCTTCCAGCAAGACTGGTGAGCGCTATCTTCCTCAGGCCGCGATTAAATCGCTGACGCCGGCTGAATATGCTGCTACAAGCAAAGCCAAGCGCGAAGGCAAAAAGGCTGGTAAACAGTTCGTGGCTCAGCCTAAAACCATCGCGAAGAAAACGGCGAGGTTCAGATGACCACGAGTGGCACGTACACATTCGGCGACACCGAACAGATTGATATCATCACTGAGGCGTATGAGCGCGTCGGGCGTAACCCGGGCACGCTGTCCTCAAATGATATCGATAGTGCGCGCCGCTCGATCAATTACATGTTCTCCGACTGGGCGAACAATGGCCCCAATTTGTGGGCCGTTGATCTCCAGTCCATCACGTTGCTGCCCGGCGTCCTGTATTACGATCTGGAGCCCCGCACAGTATCGATCCTTCAGGTCTATACCCGCACCACATCTGGCGGCCAGAACACTGACCTGATGATGTCGCCTATCAGCCGCGCTGAATATGACGCGATCCCGAACAAGGCTCAGCTCGGGCAGCGTCCGTTCCAGTATTATTTCCAGCGCACGATCACGCCTCGCCTCTATATCTGGCAGGCTCCGCAATCCGCTGGCGTCACGCTCTTCTATCATCGCATGAAGATCCAAGAAGATGCGGGCGCTTTTACCGATAGCATGGACGCACCAAACCGCTGGATGGAAGCTATTGCTGCAGGTCTTGCAGCCAAACTGGCGGTGAAGTTCGCTCCAGATCGCCTTGAGTTCCTTCAGGGTCTTGCAGACGGCGCTTACAATCGTGCTGCCGCTGAGGACCGTGAGCGCGTGCCGCTTCGCATCACCATTAATCCTTGGGGGTATTGATGCAGTACGCATTCGGAAAAGGGCGTAAACATAGGACATCCCCTAAGTTTGACGCACACAACCCCAAAGCAATCGCAATCTGCGACGGATGCGGCTTCCTCGTTCAGCACGAACACCTGCGGGAAAAGAAGGACTATCGTGGCGGCTCGGTCCCTGTTGGCCTTAGCATTTACGTTTGCGCTTCTTGCGATGACGTTCCTCAGCCATATTAT